TTAACCTTTAATTCCAGCTCTGCTATATAAGCATTGAGCTCATAAAGGTTGGCACTGGTATACTCAACTGACATGCCGCCCTTGTTAATTTTTACAACTCGCGCGCCCGTTACAAGTTTATGCTTTGCCAACTGCGCTTCTTCAAGCTGTTTTACTTCATTAGCTGCCATTAAGTAGTTTTCCTAAATCTGCCATGCTGCTGGAGCTTGATTCTTCTGGCTGGGCTTCAGCTGGTATCGCTGCAAGGGAATCCAAATCAAGGGCTAAATATTGCTGTGCTACCCGTAGCGCGGCTAAATTATAAACTTCACAATCTAGCTTTTCGTTTCTCACACCATCTGGGCAGTGCCACTTATAACTTTTCTGGCCGTTAACAAAAAACGGCTTTTTGTACTCAGCCAGTAACTGCTTGAAGAAAGAAAGGTTGCACCACTCTTTCATTGGGAAATGAATGCACCCTGGCTTTCTTAAGCCGGGTTCAGCGGGAACAATTCCCAATCTTTCCGATATTATGTCTTTGGCGTTATCGGTACCTACCATAACCAAGTAGACACCGTGAGAATTTTTCTTCTTAGGCTTCGTCGCTATTGGCTTGCCATATTGGCTTGCACCCTTGCAAGGGAACAAGCGCATTACACCGAAGCGTTTGGTGAACTTGTAAACCTCATCGGTATAGTGACCGCCTGAGTCAAAGCAACCGATTGCCCAGTTCATCACTTGGCCATTAGCTTTTTTGTATTGCTTGCGTAGCGGCTTTTCTAGTTGGTCCCAGAAAAGTGGTACGGATGGGTCGCCGTGAACCTCAAAAGCATCTATAACAAAGCTTTCTTCACCGGCTGTCCAACCTTTGACAACGAACTCTGCCCAGTGGTCTTGCATGTCACCACCTACCGTGATGAATACAACGTCATCAGGAACTTCAGCGCGGTAGTCTTCCCGCCTAGCAAACAAATGTTCAGGCTCTGTTTTTGAGCGCTCTACTTCTTCAAAAGCCTCGCCAAGCGTTGTATTGATGAAGGACTTAAGCTTCATCTGACTACCTTGAGCCTTATACCATTCGGTGACAATTCTCGACCAAGGTGAAAAGTTTGAGTAAAGCGAATTTATATACCAGGTAACTGATTCTGGTGTGGGCGCTATACTCTTTGTTTCTGGAAAACCTTCAGCGTGATAGAACGTAATGCTGTCATAGGTTGCTAAGCCTTCGTTGCTGAGCCAATAGCCTTTGTGATCAGCCTCAATAAAATCTGAATATGAAAATGTTTCACTGCAGGCAATACAGCGATACTTTGCTGTTCGAGCTCGTTCTGAACCTTCAAGTTCGCTATTCCATTCCAGCCCGTACTTACTGTCTTTACCACCAAAGATTAACGTCTGATGGGTACCGCAGTGTGGGCAAGGTATGTAGCGTTTGAAATATTGTTCTGACTCTTCGGCGGCCTCTGTGATTTGGCACTCGCCTTTTATCGTGGGCGTAGAACCCCTTATTGATTTACCGAAAGCTGAACCTTCCAAGCGTTTATCGCCAAGGAAAGTAGCTGAACCTTCGCCTTCAATATCTCTATCGAATTTTGAAAGCTCATCATATATCGATAGATCTAGGGATTTCTCACGATAGTTTTTAGCCGCCTTACCACCCATCAAGAACAATTCACGGCGGTTAGTAAACGCCTTATTCTCAATGGTGTTCTGCTTACTCTTTTTGTTTAAGTAAGGAAATATTGCGCGCAATGGCCCAACATCGCGTAGCATAGGATCGATGTGCTTTTTACTAAACCCATCACGGGCACCATCGTCTGGCTGCCAAACACCTATGTTTCTTTTTTTGTGCTCAATGAAGTAACCAATAGCCGCACAAATCAGTTTGGTGTAACCAACCCGCGCCGACTTTAACCAGTTAACCTCTTTAATATCGTCGTTGCACATTGAGTTCAGAATTGCTATCTGACTCGGTGCTGTCTTCCATGGACCCTCAATGTAAGAGGATTCAGGTGACATATAAAAATGTTTATCGGCCCATTCAACACCAGTGAGTGGTGGCGAACGGTAAAGAACTCTCGCACCCTCTTGCAGCGCTTTCTTAAACTTTCGCCTCTGCCTGAGTGATAACGTCATCGATTATATCGTCCAAGTAATCATCAAGATTCGACGCCTCGTTTTGATGCTTGATGGTTTCGGACTTTATGAAGTCGATAATCCTCTGCTCTATTTCTGGGTGTCGTCTTTTGATATTTGGTGCTAGTGAATCTAGCGTTGCGCCAACTTGGGCTAATATTTTTGCTAGAACATCTCGCGCAGCTTCTACAGGAATTGCGCGTCCTTCCAAAATTTCGTTCTTGATCTGCTGGGTGATTCGTTGCTGTTGAGTGAGCATTGCACGCTCAAGTTCGAGATCTATTGTTTCGCCACCAAGGTTAACTCGGTTGTTGTTTTTCTTGAGTTCGTTTTCAATGCGATTTTCAACCACATCCTGAACCCTAAAAAACGTCTGTCTGCCAACTTTCTTGTGAGGCTTCACGCCCCATTTATCAAAGGCCTGAGTAGAAATGCCTAATGACTCGGCCATGTTCTTTTTGTTGAGTAAATGCGAGTCCATGGTTTGTGCTTTTTCAGTGACGCTTTAGGCGATAACTAAACAACCTAGAGCGAAAATGAGTCATAAATAGCGAAAGTTTGCGCTGCTGCGTACCCGTAACAAAAAAAGATGCTGGAAAGTACCTTTTTTTATTGACATTTCTATCGTCCTCGATTTTTTTTGGCACGGTCTTTGTCGTGCTTTCGCCGATTACACAAGTAGTGTAAGGATTAGCGCGGCTGCACTTTGTTTTTAGTTGCCAGTCTTATCTGGTTGCGCACGGCATCAGCCATGTTCTTTTTAAACCTAACGTCTGCCATGCTTTTAAGCTTGGCTTGCATTGGTTTTAATTTGAATTCGACTCTGATTGATGGGCCAGTGATTGACTTAAGTGGGGTCTGACTGCTGCCCTTGCGAGCGAACACCAGGTACTTACCTGAGCCCCTACCTTTACCAATGAATGTTCCATCGTATGTTTTGCTTTTACCCCATGCTCTAGCCTTTACACCTTTGGCTCGATACTTACCTTTTCGACCACTCTTTAATGTCTTGCGGTGGTTAAAGTGGTTAGGCTTACGCAATGTTGGAGATACAAAACTGATAAGGTTTGATGCTCTACCTTCTGACGAATCGACGGTAGCAAACTGCTTGTTACGTGTAGCTTTGAACTTAAAGTTATCTGATGGACCAGATATCTTAGCGCGTACTTCTTTCTGCTGAATGCCGGTCTTCTTGCTGACTTCACGAACCGCGTCGGTCTTAGTGCCTCGGCCAGTTCGGTTTAGTGCTTGAACCGTTGCCTTTGGTACAGCTGATTGCTTGATAGCCTGTAGGTCTTTGGTTAGTGCCGCAATGTCATTCTTGAAACTGATTTGCATGCGATAACTACTCAGGCAATCTCGTTGTTAAATTGTAGAGGGATTCTGGCGTATGCTTATGAGCAAAGAAGTCAGGCACATAGTTCGCGGCGTGGGCTACCAGCTCAGAACAAAACCAGCTATTAGGGCAATGCTCAAAACTCCTGAACAATATCCCTTTTATTCCTTTGTTATCGAATGGCTTTCCAATTAGCTTGCGTGCTTTTTCTATATCACCAGGCAAGTATCGATATTCAGTAATGTCGTACCGCCCAAGGAAATCTAATAGGTTATTACGCTGAACGCCATAACCGCCACGCGCTTCAATCACATGGCAATCATCATTATCTAGTATTGCAACGTGAGACCATTTTGAGCCGGTGATAAACCTTATAGTTCGTGACATCCAACTGCGATTTGCGGCGAATATCACAATCATGGTTCATGTCTCGTTTGGTTGATCTCTTTCGGCCATATACTTCATGTGCCGTTCGTGAGCGCGTTGATCTTCTCTACGCTTAAAATAGATATTTACTGCTAAACCAATAAATCCAATCATCAAACCAAACAATGCTACGATATGCTCAAACGTTAACGCGCCCCATAACGCAGTAAATGCGCTTGCGGTATAAGTTGTTATCGAAGCTTTATCTGCCATGTCTTGATTGAATTCTTGTTGGTAATGGGTGTTCATGCTGTTGTTCTCCAATACAGGTTCAACAACATGGTTATTCAAATGGTGTTCCATTTTGTATTAGATGC